AGCCAGGTGCAGAAGCGTGAGCGCAGCAACCCTCGGCGTGCTGTGCAGATCATGTTCGACTACGGGCGCCGCAACGAGTGGCTCGAGGACTCCTGGGATCGCAAGACATGCATCCAGTTCGGAGCTCTCATGCTGGACCTGTTGAACGAATACACGGGCATCATCCAGATCGCCCATGAGACCACCGTGGCGCGTGGTCAGATCCGCAAGAACCGCTACATCCAGCCGACCGAGGAGACCCTCGAGTATCTGCGCCAGTCGCATGAACACGCTGAGGTTCTGCGCCCGTTCTGGATGCCTTGCGTAGAGCAGCCGCGCCCCTGGACCTCACTCTGGGAGGGGGGCTACCACAACCTCGAGGTCATCCAGAAGCCTGCTGTGCGTAGCCGCAACCGCGACTACCTCAACCACATGGAGGACGCTGCACTCGAGCCTGTGTTCGACTGCATGAACACCCTCCAGTCTGTGCCGTGGCAGATCAACGAGGATGTCTACGAGGTCATCAGCCATCTGTACGAGACAGAGGTGTCGGTCCCTGGCCTGCCTGAGGTTGACGGCCCGGCCCCGCCGAAGGCGCTAGAGGATGACCCTATCGAGGTCCGTAGGGACAAGGCGCGTGCAGGCCAGATGCACCGCGACCAGATCCGCAGCAACGCAAGCCGCCGGGTCTACATCGCCAAGACGCTGTTCACGGCAAGGACGATGAAGCAAGTGGACCGCTTCTACTTCCCGTGGTTCGCTGACTTCCGCGGCAGGCTCTACAGCCATGTGAGCTACATGAGCCCTCAGGGGGACGATGTGGCACGGTCGCTGCTGCTGTTCCGCGAGGGCAAGCCCATCACGACTGAGGCAGGCCTCAACTGGTTCTACATCACGGGGGCCAACCTTGCTGGGCATGACAAGCTCTCGCTCGAGGACCGCATTGCTTGGGTCGATGACCATGAGGAGCAGATCCTCGAGGTCAGCGAGGACCCCTTGGACTGCATGTGGTGGGCCGAGCAGGATGAGCCGTTCCAGTTCCTTGCTTGGTGCTTGGAGTTCGGTCGCTACCACCATGACCCTAATGCCGAGATCCGCCTGCCTTGCCATGTGGACGGCAGCTGCAATGGCTTGGCGATCTACAGCCTGCTGCTGAGGGATGAGGTCGGGGCCGAAGCGACTAACTGCGGGGACCTCGAGGACCGTCAGGACATCTATCTGCAAGTCGCCGCTGAGGCCAGCAGGCTGATGCAAGAGGACGATGCCGATAGGGCAAGAGCCTGGCTGGACTACTTTGGCGGCGAGCTCCCGCGGAGTCTAGTCAAGCGGCCCGTGATGATCACGCCGTACTCCGGCACGCGCCACTCAGCCCAGGACTACATCGTCGCGGAATACACCGCGTATGCGAAGAAGAACGGCAAGCCGCCGTTCGTCACGGGGGACGGGGTGCCCTTCACCGATCTAGTTTGGATCACGGGCAAGGTGTGGGCAGCCATTGGGCAGGTCATCAGTAGCAGCCGTCACGCTATGGCATGGCTACGACAGGTCGCTGATCTGCACACGCAGAGCCATCTACCTGTTCGATGGACAAGCCCGAGTGGATTCCCTTGCTACATGCACACGAAGCCTACGAAGGACTGCGAGGTGCAGCTCGCTTCGCGGGGCCGTGTGCGCGTCATGTACCGCCAAGAGATCGAGGGCTTCGACAAGCGAGGCCAAGCTGACGGTGTGGCTCCGAATGTCATTCACAGCTTCGACGCAGCCTGCCTGCACTTGGTCTGTGCGCGAGCTCGAGCCGAGGGCATTGACGCCCTGTCGGTGATCCACGACAGCTTTGCTGGCCTGCCCGATGATGTGCCTGCGATGGTCCGCATCGTCAAGCAGACCTACTACGAGGTGTTCAGCGGCAACCTCTTGGCTGACCTGGAGGCTGAGTTCCGCCAGTACCTCCCCACTACCGCGAGCATCCCTTCTGCACCGAAGCAGGGGGGGTTCAACATCAAACGACTTCTACAAAGCAGGTACTTCGTATCGTGAACACGCGAAACACACACGACAACATCAAGCCCCTCTTCGTCACCACGCCCACGGGCACCGCGCAATACCCGCGGCTGAACAGCCCGGACACGCGGTTCGATGAGGACGGGATCTACAAGGTCAACCTGGTGCTCGAGGGCGACGATGCCAAGGAGCTCCTCGACAAGCTCAATGCGTTCCGCAAGAACGCTGTGCAGCGCCTCCACCAGGGCAAGAGCAAGCCGCGCCTTGCGGTCGAGCCTTGGGACGAGGAGGTCGATGAGGACACGGGCGAGCCCACGGGCCGCGTCATCTTCAAGTGCAAGCAGAAGGCTGTCTACAAGAAGGACGGCCAGACGGTCGAACGCCGTGTGCAACTGATCGGGGCTGATGCCCAGCCGACTGATGAGCAGATCGGTGGGGGCAGCCTCATCAAGTGCGCCCTGATGGTGACGGCCTGGAATGTTCCTGCCCTGGGAATCGGCGTGAGTCTCAAGCTCCGCGCTGTCCAAGTGCTCAAGGCTAACTCCTATAGTGGAGACGCAAGCAGCTTTGGCTTCCGCGACGAGTCGGGTGTGCGGCCCGATGCTCCCTCCCAAGTCGCTGCCGAAGACGCCGACGAGTCGGACGAAGACTTTGACTTCTGAGGACTGCGCTACCTGCGGCCTCCAAGCAGATCAGATGTTTGGAGGCCGCCCTATTTGCCATCGGTGCTACGCCGACTTCATGTCGCGCAACAACCGCATGGAGAAGTGCTGCAAGATCAGCCAGAAGCAGGGCGAGCCTCTCAAGTACGAGAAGGTGAACGCCATCAACGGTGCGAGGGATCGGTACGACCTTCGCCGCAGACTCCGCAGGAGCAACAATGGTCAATAGCCGACAGAAGGGTGCGAGAGGAGAGCGTGAGGCACGGGATGCTGTGCGTGAGCATTGGCACTCCCCGGAGTGCATTCGAGCCGCCCAGAGCTGTGGTGCGTGGGCAGCTGACTTGCTCGAGGCTTTGCCTGGCTTCCATGTGGAGGTCAAGCGGTACAAGCGCATCGCGGCGATGAACTTCTACCGGCAGGCTGTCAGAGACGCCAAGGGCCTCATGCCTGTTGTGCTCATGCGCGAAGATGGGGACACCAACTGGTATGTCATGTTCGACATCAAGCACACGGGCGACTTCGTTGACGCCTTTATCCAAAACGCTGTAGATGCGGAGTTGACCAATGAAGAGGGACAGCCGGGGGCGAAAGCGGGACTACAAGAAGGAGTACCGCAGAGACCAGTCGAGCACCAAGGCCAAGAAGCAACGCGCGGCAAGGAACAAGGCTCGGCGCCAAGCCATGCGAGACGGACAGGTAAGCAAGGGTGATGGCAAGGAAGTTGACCACATCATCCCGCTCAGTAAAGGAGGCAGCAACTCACGCTCTAACAGGCGCGTTGTCAGCCGAACAACCAACCGCCGGAAGGGCGCACGAAGACGCTGAGTTCAAGCGGCACACCTCATGCGAGGAGTGCGGGAGCTCTGACGCGAGGGCTGTCTACGAGAGGGTGGACGGCAGCCAGTACGAGTATTGCTTTCGATGCCAGCGCCGCTACGGTGGTGGCTCACCTGACACACACACACCGATGGGCGACTTGCTGACGATTGAGTACCGGGCTCTGGGCAGCCGCAAGATCAGCGAAGAGACATGCCGTAAGTTCGGCTACGGCGTTGCGCCTGGGGCGCAAGTGGCAAACTACTGCGATAGTCGGGGCCGAGTCATCGGCCAGAAGATCCGCAGAAAAGGAAAGGCGTTCGCAATCGCTGGGGACGCTAAAGCGATGGGCCTTTGGGGCCAACACCTGTGGCGCGAGGGGGGGAAGAGGATCATCATCACAGAGGGTGAGGTTGATGCTCTGACCTGCGCTCAGGTGCTTGGTCTCAAATGGCCCGTCGTTTCTCTACCCAACGGGGCGCAGAGCGCAAAGAAGGCGGTAGCCGCCGCTCTCCCGTGGTTGACCTCATTCGATGAGGTAGTCCTGTGCTTTGACCAGGACGATGCTGGACGCATGGCTGTGGAAGCCTGCGCCCCCTTGTTCCGACCGGGCAAGCTCAAGGTCGCCACGCTGACGCGGAAGGACCCGAACGAGATGCTGGTCGCTGGTGAGGGTCAGCAACTTGTGCGAGCACTCTGGGACGCTGGGACCTGGAGGCCAGACGGCCTGCTGCATGGGGACATGCTGTGGGATGAGGTCACGCGCGAGGAATCCTGTGTATCAATCGACTACCCGTGGGAAGGTCTAAACGACAAGCTGCTGGGTCTGCGAACCGGGGAGCTTGTAACAATCACCGCGGGCACAGGCATCGGCAAGAGCGCCGTAGTGAGGGAGATCGCGCACTACCTGATGAGCAAAGGTCAGGGCGTGGGATACCTCGGACTCGAGGAGCCTGTGAAGAGGAGCGTGCTTGGAGTGCTTGGCATCGAGCATGGCAAGCCTCTCGCGCAGAGCCCGAAGCTGATCCCCGAGGAGGAGCTCAAGGCGACCTTTGACCGCCTGTTTGCCAAGGCGGTCTACCTCGACCATTGGGGCAGCCTGGCGAGCCAAACGCTGATGGGCCAGATCCGCTACATGGCTGCTGGCATGGACTGCCGCTGGATCATCCTGGACCACATCAGCATCGTGGTGAGTTCACAGGATGAGGTCACGGGCTCTCTGGGTGAGCGCCAGGTGCTCGACAAGGTGATGACTGAGTTGCGCCTGCTGTGCCATGAGCTCGACATCGGCATGTTCGTGGTCAGTCACCTCAAGCGGCCCGAAGGCAAGGGCCACGAAGAGGGAGCGCAGACTAGCCTGGCGCAGCTGAGGGGCTCCGCAGCCATTGGTCAACTCAGCGATGCCGTCATCGGCCTCGAGCGCAACCAGCAAGCCGACGATGACGAGGCTCGCAACACTACGACCGTCAGGGTCCTCAAGAACAGGCACACAGGCGACACCGGGGTTGCCTGTTACCTGATCTATGACCCTGACTCCGGGCGGCTTCAAGCCTGCACCGAGTCACCTTTCGAGGCTGAGAGTGTGGAGGTGCCCTTTGACTGAGGACTTTGACCAGAAGTTCGCGCGGCGCAACGAGCGTGTGGAGGCGCACCTGACAGACGGCCTGCTCAAGTGCGTCAACCACCACATCTACGAGTACCCCTCCCTGACTGAGAGTCAGGTTGTGGGTTGTCTGTTGACGGTTCTACTGAACTACCACTTGTCTGGGATCGAGGAGACCGTCCGCGAGACAATCCTCGAGGCCCTTGGGGACTTTGACGCTGACGAGGAAGAAGAGGAAGAAGACTGATGCTGGTTTGGAAGTCGAAACTGGTCGAGGCCGAGCGCGACAAGCTCGTTGCTGAGAGCCGTGCGCGGAAGGCGGAAGCCATCAACCGGGCCTACGCTAGTGTCCTGAGCAAGATCGGGGGGATCTTGCAGAGGCATGGCATGGAGCCGAACACAGGACTGGTCGAGGGAGTCGCACAGATTGCTGGTGTGGACCTCGAGGACATGGATTCAGAACAGAAGTAACTCACACGCAACACACACACATGGAAGACCCGAAGGCTTGGATCGTTGACATTGAGACCGATGGTCTGCTGGACAGCATGACCAAGGTGCATTGCATCGTGATGATGGATGCGGATACCGGGGAGGCTGTCTGCTACCACGATGACCCTGAGGTGACGCCCCAGGAGGGCAGCGTCCTGATGGGTGTGCAGGCTCTCTGCCTGCTGATGGCTAGTGGGGACAGCCTTGTCTTTCACAACGCTTGGGGCTTCGATGTCCCTGCGCTGTCGAAGCTGTACCCCACCTTCAAGGAAGCAGTCGAGAAGACTGGGCGCGTGTTCGACTCGCTCATCGCTGCGCGTGCTGTGGTCCCTGACCCCAGCCACATCGACTACCGCATCAACGACTTCCCGAAGGAGCTCGTCGGGCGCCACAGCCTCAAGGCTTGGGGCTACCGCCTGAACGAGGGCAAGCAGGAGATCGAGACTGACTGGGCAGCGTTTGACCAGGAGATGCTCGACTACTGCGTGCAGGATGTCAGGGTCCTGCGTCTGCTCTGGAAAACGCTCCAGTTGCAGTACGGATTCACTTGGCCGATCTACAAGCGCGAATACGCCTTCTTCCAGGCCATCGAGCGCATGAACAGCAACGGCTTCGAGTTCGATGATGTCGCTGCTGTCGAACTCTACAGCGAGTTGTCGGACAAGCGTGAGGCCCTGAACGAGCAAGTGGCTACGGCGTTCCCGGCCACTCGAGTCAAGCAATACAAGCGGAAGCCTCGCACCATCGACCCGAGCCTGCATGAGCAGGATGAAGAGGGCAAGTGGTGGAAGATGCAGCCGTTCAACCCACAGAGCCGCCAACAGATCGCAGAAGGATTCAAGGCAAAGTACGGATGGGATCCCATCTTGTTCACGCCCGCGGGCAAGCCCCTTCTCGATGAGGCGGTTCTGACCAAAATGCCGTACCCCGAGGCGAAGCTGTTTGCCGACCGGATGCGTCTCCAGAAGATGCTGGGCATGTTGGCCGAGGGAGACCAGAGCTGGCTCAAGCTGTCCCGAGATGGCCGGATTCACGCGAAGGTGAGCCACTCAGGCACTCGCACTCACAGGTGTACGCACCGCCGCCCTAACCTCGGCCAGGTGGACAAGTCGCCTCGGATGCGGGCCTTGTTCACGGTGCCTGGAGGCAAGGTGCTGGTGGGGTGTGACCTTAGCGGGCTCGAGCTCCGCTGCTTGGCTCACTACATGGCCGACAAGAAATACACCGAGACCCTGCTCGAGGGTGACATCCACACCTACAACATGAAGGCGTGGGGCATTGATGACAGGGCATTGGGCAAGCGTCTGACCTACGCCTGCCTGTACGGTGGAGGAGATGCGCTGCTGGGAGACATCCTGGGCGGCGGTCAGAAGGAGGGTGCAGCTGCACGCAAGAGGTTCCTCAAGAACCTGCCTGCGCTGGACCGCCTGATCTCTAACGCCAAGCGTGTGGCGAAGAAGCGTGGATGGCTCAAGAGCCTGGACGGGAGGCCGACCTTCACGCCCGAACACGCAGCACTAAACAGCCTTCTCCAATCTGCGGGAGCGATCTTGGCAAAGGAGTGGGTCAGCATCATTGATGGGAGTCTGGACAGCCGTGGCGCGAAGCTGGTAGCGATGGTTCACGATGAGGTCCAGATTGAGGTGCCAGAGGAGCACGCAGAGTCGATTGGGCAACTCTGTGTAGAGGCAGCGGCCAGGGCGGGTCAAAGCCTCGGCCTTACTGTCCCGCTGGACGCCGAATACACGATTGGATGCAACTGGAGCGAAACACACTAGCCTGAGTTTGGAGTACCTCGCCGGGTTCATTGACGGTGAGGGATGCGTGCAGATGGGGACCAATGGCGCGTACATGGAGATCAGCCACACCTACCTCGAGGTGCTGGATGACATCCACCGAGAGTTCGGTGGGGTTCTGCACGGGCCCTACTACCGCAAGCTCAACTGGAAGCCTGCGTGGCGCTGGCGCATCCGCGGGGAGGAAGGCAAGGGTCTGGCTGTCCAGTTGTTGCCGTATCTGCGAGAGAAGCGCCGCCAGGTCGAATACATGATCGAGTGGATGGACGCGCTCCCCAATGGGGAGAAGCGGAAACTGCTCACGCGGCTCTGCACTCTTGCCAAGAAGACAACACATGACACGCACACTTCTGATTGATGGGGACATCCTGGCCTTCCGCATTGCTGCGGCGGTCCAGATGCCGATTGAGTGGTCCGAGGACATCTGGAGCTACACCGCCGACATGCGCGAAGCACGGCTCCTGTTCGAGAACCAAGTGACCGAATGGCTCGAGGCAGCCAAGTGCAAGAGGTTCAAGGTTGCCTACACCAGCAACCCGACCTTCCGGCATGACCTGTACCCCGAATACAAGGCCAACCGCAGGGGCACCCCGAAGCCCCTCCTCTTCCGCCCTCTGCTCGAGTGGTCTCAAGAGGCTCACACGGCCCTGGTGGAGCCGGGTCTGGAGGCTGATGACTTGCTGGGCCTCCACCAGCGGAAGAACACCGTGATCGTCAGCGGGGACAAAGACCTCAAGACGGTTCCAGGCAAGCACCTTGATCTGGACACGATGGAGGTGGTGGACATCAGCCTCGAGGAGGCTGACCGCCGACTGTTCACGCAAGCTCTGACCGGAGATGCGACTGACGGCTATAGCGGTCTCAAGGGTGTAGGCCCCAAGACAGCTGACAAGTTGCTTGGAGAAGCCAAGACCGAAGACGAGCTCTGGCAAGCGGTTGTCGCCGCGTATGAGGGTAAAGGGCTCGCCCACGATGACGCTCTGCTGTCTCTACGGCTGGCCCGGATCCTTCGCCGTGGCGAATACAACAAGAAGACCAAGGCTGTGGCGCTGTGGGGGCAGACCAATGGACAAGTTCCCGTATGTTGACGAGAAGCTGGTCGAGGCACTCCAGAAGTTGTTCCCCGACCGTCTTCCCGACAGCCCCAACGGCCTGACCTCTGGTGACATCGCTCGCCTCATCGGCCAGCAAGAAGTCATCCGATACCTCAAGAAGCGCCTGAGCACCCAGGAGATGTAAGCATGTGTATGCCTGATATGGAGTTCCCTGAGCCGCCCCCGGTTCCCGGCCCGCCTGCCGAGACGGCGGCGACTAGCCGCGCTAACCAGGATGCCCGCGAGCAGGCTCCGTTCGCCTCCATCGCAGAAGGCATGGGCATGAGCTCTCTCCGAATCCCGATCAACCGCAACATTGGTGGCTACTGATGCACATGGAGGAGAGCCTCGAGGGCTGCTTCCAGCGAATGCTGGGCAAGCGGGACCCCTTCGAGCGCAGGGCTGAGGACTGCGCCAGGTACACCCTGCCTGCGCTGTTCGTGCCTGAGGGCCACACGGCGACCTCGACCCTTCGGGAGCCGTACCAGTCCATCGGCAGCCGCGGGGTCAACAACCTGGCCTCCAAGCTCCTGCTCTCGTTCTTCCCTCCTGGCGTCTCCCCCATCCGCCTGGTGCCTGATGAGTACCAGTTGGAGCAAGTCACGGGCATCGGGGCTGCTGCCTCTGAGATCCAAAGGGCCCTGCGCCGTCAAGAGAAGGCGGTCCAGTCTGAGCTCGAGACTACGGGTCTGCGCTCGATTGCCCACGAAGCCTTCCGTCAGCTCATCATCAGCGGTAACGCTGTGATCTACCTGCCTGACGATCTCGAGGACGGTCGCGTCTACACCCTGCGTGACTTCGTGTGCCTGCGAGACCCTCAAGGCCAACTCCTGCGTCTGGTTACGCGGGAGAGCATTGCCTTCGCGGCTCTGTCTGAGGCAGAGCAGGAGGCGGTCAACAGCGAGGTGGGCGAGGACACGCGCCCCGACACCGAGTTCGACCTCTACACCAATGTCCAGCGCATTGATGAGGAGACCTTCGAGGTCTACCAAGAGGTCGCCGGGGTCGAGATTGAGGGCTCTCGAGGCACCTACAAAGAGGACGGGCTGCCTTGGATCGCTGTCCGTTGGAACCGCATCAGCGGTGAGTCCTACGGTCGGTCGTATGTCGAGGAGTTTCTGGGCGACCTGAGGTCTCTGGACTGGCTCCAGAAGGCGGTGGTCGAGGCCAGCGCGGCCAGCGCCCGTCTCCTCTGGATGGTGCGCCCGAACGCTATGGTCAGCGTTAAAGACTTGGCCCAAGCGCCCAACGGGGCTTTCATTGAGGGCCAAGAGGGTGACGCTGTTGCGCTTCAAGTCGGCAAGCAGGCTGACCTGAGCGTGACCTACAGCGCCATCCAGGGCATCCGTGACCGCCTTGGGTTCGCCTTCATGCTCAACACCGCCGTCCAACGGAGTGGTGAGCGTGTGACTGCCGAGGAAATCCGCTACATGGCTCAGGAGCTCCAAGACCTCCTGTCAGGTGCCTACACGGTGATCTCGAGGGAGTTCCAGGTGCCCTTCATTGAGCGCGTGATGAAGCGTATGCGGGACCAGAAGCGTCTCCCGCAGCTGCCCAAGGATGTGGTCAGCATCCAAGTGGTGGGTGGGGTCGAGGCCCTGGGCCGAGGGCATGACCGCAACCGTCTGCTCCAATGGGCTCAGACCGTGGCTGCTGTGGCTGGCCCGCAGGCTCTCATGCAGTACGGCGATGCCCGTGAGTTCATGGAGAGGCTGGCCCACGCTGACGGTCTCCAGCCCGAGGGTCTGGTGAAGAGCGAGCAGCAGATCCAGCAAGAGATGCAGCAGGCTGCCCAGATGCAGCTTGCTCAGAAGGCCGCCCCTGGCGTCATCCAAGAAGGCGCCAAGGCGATGATGAACCGTAACACCAACACACAGCAAGATGAGTGAACAGCAAGGGGAAGAGGCACGCCCTGAGTGGCTGCCCGAGAAGTTCAAAGACACCAAGCAGATGGCCGAAGCCTACAAGGAGCTGGAGCAGAAGATGTCCTCTGGGGGCGCTCCTGAGCCTGCGGCTGAGGAACCTACTGCCGATGCGCCTGAGGCTGCGCCTGCTGAGGCAGAGCCCACTCCTGTCCCTGAGGACATGGACCTCAAGATTGATGTCAGCGCCCAGCAGGCTGCTGACTGGGTTGATGAGTTCAGCAAGGAGTTCAACGAGAAGGGAGAACTGAGCGAGGAGTCGTTCGCCTCCCTCGAGAAGCGTGGCCTGCCCCGCCGCTTCGTGGAGTCCTACATCGAGGGCCAGAAGGCTCTTGTCCAGGGCCGCGTGCAGAGCGTGGTGTCGGCTGTCGGGGGCCAAGAGGCTTACGGCGAGCTCGTTCAATGGGCTGCTCAGAACCTCTCCGAGCAGGAAGTGGCGAGCTTCAACCAGATGGTCACGGGCAACTCCCTTGACCAAGCCCGCTTTGCCGTCATGGGCCTCAAGGCCCGCCGCGACAGCGTGATGGGTACGGGCTCCAAGCTCAAGCAGGGCACCGGGGCAGCTTCGGGCGCCCCTGAGGGTCTTGAGCCCTTTGAGACCCTGGGGCAACTGATCGAAGCGCAGAGTGATCCGCGCTACAAGACCTCCCCTAAGTACCGCGAGGCCGTGATGGCCCGCCTTGAACGGAGCAACTTCTGATGGCTAAGTACGAAGCGACTGTGGACATCTGGGGAATCAATGTCCAATACAACTCAGTCGGGCAGATCCTCTCTTCGGAGCCTGAGGGTCCCATCCGCGAGCATCGCGGCCAGTATGTCTACGACTACCCAGCTGGGCGCACTTGGGTCCTCCAGATTGACGAAGTTCTGGTGGTCTGGCCGAACGGCACCATGCAGCCGTGGAACCGCAAAACCGCTTTGGATCTGTTCCGCCCGGTGACTGCTAAGAAACCCCGCCGCCGCACTAAGGCTGTGGTTGAAGACGCTACCCCCTCTGATGACGAAGGAGACTCCTGATGGCCCGTCTAGGTAATGTTCAACGCATCCCCTCGGATGCCTTTGACGCGACTCAAGCAGTCGGCACGGTAGTTTCCTCTGTTATCGACACCGAGGACTACAACAACATCCAATGGCAAGTCGAGCAAGTGACCGGAACGGTCACTACCGGCCTGTCCATCAAGATCCAGGGCAGCGTCGATGGCGTGACCTTTACGGACATGCGGACCCACGGTGGCGGCGCCGCTGCTGATGTGGTTGGCGTGACCCGATCTGTCGGCACGCTTGTCACCTACGGGATGATCAACCGATCCAAGTTCATCCGCTTCGCTATCCACAGCACTCTCACGGGTACTGTGACGGCCAAGCTGCACATCCACATGTCCCGAATCTGATGCCGAAGAAGCCTGATCCCCGCCTAAAGCGTGCTGGCGTTAGCGGCTACAACAAGCCCAAGCGCACGCCTGGCGGGCCTAAGAAGTTCGTGGTTGTCGCTAAGGAAGGCGATAAGGTCAAGACCATCCGGTTTGGCGACCCGAACATGCGGATCAGGAAGAGCAACCCCAAGGCTCGCAAGAGCTTCCGAGCTCGCCACAAGTGCGACTCGAACCCGCCCTCGAAGCTCACGGCAAGGTACTGGTCTTGCCGTAAGTGGTAGAGGGCACCCGAACAAGCCAATGCGCTGTAGCTGCTGGCCCCGTGCGCGGGATAACCAGGGAGTGAGAAGCTGAGGCTGTAACCCCCCGTTTCGTTTCTTTCTCTTTGCTGCCAAGGAGCAGCATGAATCATGGCT